ACTGCTATATGTCTGTAGATGACATACAGGCCTGCTATACGCTAGGACCTTGGTACTTCATAGAGCGACACCAGACAGACACTGTAGTAGGGCTAAGGAAGAAGCTAGAGAGTACCTACACTGAATATCTAACTGATGATTGACATTGTATTATATATATGATAGAGTTACGGATTATTTTTTATACCGCACTGAAAAGGAAGGAGGTGACCATGAGAGAGAACATTACCGTAGGTAAGGCAGCAGAATTTAGGGTAGCTTCTGAGCTACTGCTTAGAGGATACGAAACCTACATGGCTACAGCCGACTCTGGAGTGGATTTAATCTTGGGTAACGGTAAGCGAATACAAGTAAAGTCTGCACACAAGACACGTATGAGTGGAGACCATGATGCTTGGCGATGCAAGAGTTACAAGTTCTCATTTAAGAGTTGGAGACCGAAGGATGGGCACTTTATAGCCAATAGCCTTGATAGCATTGACTTTGTTATCCTATGGGCTATTGATGACAGCATATTCTTTATTATCCCCGCCGAAAAGATAAGAGGCAAGTATACAGTGCGTTTCAATCCAGACAGTACAAAGCAACAGAGTGAGTTCGTAGCTTATAGGGGCAAGTGGGAACTCCTAAATAGTGAGCAGAACGGAGGTGATGCATAGTATAGCTAGGGTAGGAGTACCTACAAGGTTGACAACTCACCAACTGTGTGTTATAATGTACATATGATGGTGAGAGGAGGTAGTATTGAAGTAGCAATCATAGTAGCAGCCTTAATAACACTAATCGCAGTACCAATTATCATTATTAAACTATTACAGTAAGGAGGAATTATGCCAGAAGAAAAAATGATAACAACAAGGAACCTGATTGACTCGGACATAGGCCCACTGCGTAGGTTTACTGGTATCTTGGACAGTATGCCTGAGGAGACCACAATCTATAATGAGGGTGAAGTCAAGGAAAGGAAAGGCACTAAGGTAAGCCTCAACAACAAGGACATAGAAGTGATAGAGGCAGTTGAACCCTACCAGTTTCCTATCTACACTATCTCAATGAGCGTATCTAACAGAAAGAAGTCCATGTGGGGAGTCTTATCTGACGGGCCTCCTGGAAATAAGAATGTTGGCTTCAACAACGTTGCTGACCAGCAGTACACAGCAAAGCAACTAGATTCTACCAATGCTGCTGCCTACATCAAGCCAAAGGACAGAATGGACATCAAGCAGTGCATTGGTAAGAGGATAGGCTATGTTATGTGTGATGGTGAGGAAGGCAGACCAGCACAGCCTCTACTATACGATGGCAGAGCTGACGAGGACAGACCCAGAGCCTGCTGGACTATCTACTCCATCGAAGGTGTAGGTGTAGCTGGAGGCCAAGGCATGTCACCTATGGACAAGGCAATGGAGCTGCTGGATGGTAAGACCTTAGCAGACTTCAATGCCGCTGCTCTTGCTGACCCTCAGGTGAGAGGAGATGCCACTCTACTCCAGGCTATCTCTAAGCCAGTATCAGCACCTGACTCCTTTGCTAACACTATGATAACAGCAGGGAAGTTTAGCAAGGACGAACAAGATATATACCACTTGGTTAAGTAGCCAGGTAGGGAAGGCTTGCCAACCAATAAGGCCGAAAGGCGTATAGACTTCTGGTAGCGGATACTGGCTGGCAAGCCTCCTCTGGAATAGATGGAGGCATGAATTGTCAGATAAAACAAAAGCACACGTTAGATATAGAGACTCCAACAACAACATTGTTCCTGGAGTCACTACGATTGTAGGTCTATTAGCAAAGCCTCAACTCATTGTATGGGCTAACAGACTAGGACTGCAAGGTATTGATAGCACCAAGTATGTTGACGCTATGGCAGACATAGGAACCTTAGCCCACTACCTTATTATGCGCCACCTAAAAGGTGAGGAGGCAGACACTAGTGACTACTCACCCAACCAAGTTGATGCTGCTAGCAACTGTCTTGCATCGTACCTAGCATGGGAGAAAGGGCATACACTAGTACCTAAGATTATTGAAGAGCCACTAGTATCTGACGAGCTTGAGGTAGGAGGTACTCCAGACCTATACTGCATACTAGATAATGTTCCTACAGTGATAGACTTCAAGACAGGTAAGTCATTATATCATGAGTCCTCATATCAGATAGCAGGATATAAAACTCTACTTGAGGAGAAGGGTAATCCTGTTGAGCAGTGCAGACTTATCAGGATAGGTAGAGATGATGATGAGGGCTTCGAGGAGAAGATAATCAAGGACTCTACCACAGACTATAATATATTCCTATGCTGTCTGAGCATATACCACTTGCAGAAGCGAGGCAAGGAAGAGGAGAAGCATAGGAAGCAATTAGAGGAGGACTTGAAGCTATGGGATTAGATGACTTAATAGGTATCAGTGCTATATGTGGGGATGAAGGCACAGGCAAAACTACAATGGCTTTGACCTTCCCTAAGCCTCTCAGTCACCTAGATGTAGATGTAGGTGGCTACAAAAGAGCAGCTTGGCGCATGGATACAGCAGACATAACTTCTCACAGCTTCCCAAAGCCACTGACTGATGCAGATATCGCCAAGATGAAAGGCATAACTCAGTCCACAGTTTCTACTAGAGTAGCCGCAATACCTAAGAAGGTGGAAGGTATGAAGGAGTTGTGGCAGAACGTAATAGACCAGATAGTTAAGGACTGTGTAGATGCTAGTATCAAGTCTCTCGTTATTGATTCTGCCACTATGCACTATAAGCTAGGTTGTGAAGCATACTTACAAGAGCTTCAGGAGAAGCAACTTATCAAGCACAACAAGGCAGCGCCTAACACTCCCTTTGATGAGAATGACTACAGAGAGAAGCTACTACCTATAGAGTATGGGGTAGTATATGACAGATTGCAGAGGATATACCATACTGCTAGGTCGTATAATAAGAACCTGATACTAGTACACTACCCTACAGATGAGTTTGGTCCTATGCCTGATGGCAAAGGTGGTATGGCAGACGCCAGAACTGGCAAGATAATCATGGATGGCTACAAGGACACCCCTAAGTTCATGGACCTGATAGTGTGGCTGTCTATTAAGAGCAAGATGATTCCATCTGACCCCAGTAACCCTCAGTCACAGAAGGTAGAGCAGAAGTCGGCAGTAGCCAAGATAACTAAGTGCGGCTTGGAGGGAGCAGGACTTGCCGCTGTAGGGTTAGAGATTCCAGCAACCTACGAGGGAATCATTAACCTTAGAAATCTCCTAGCAGGAGCACAAAATGCCTAAGCTCTTCGTAGATGCTAACTCCAGATGTATATCTTACTATCTAGATGGTGGGGGTAGTGGCTATCAGATGCTACCATCAGGTAATACCAACTTGGAGGCAGAGTATCTTGCTATCATCTATGGATTAAATGAGTACTTCATCAAGTGGAACTCTGAACTAGATGCTAGGCAGTATGATATGACTAAAGAGTCTAAAGGAGAGTTCTACAAAGTAGCTAGCCCGTCTGAAGAGACTCCTAGACCACTACCTCCACCAGTGCTAGTGTGCTCTGATAGTGAGGTAGTAGTGAAGCAGCTTAGTAGGCAGTACCATATAGGTAATAGCAGGCTAAGGAAGTTAGCAAAACAGATATGGCAGATGACTCAGAATGTGGAGGTGAAGTACCAATGGATTCCAAGAGCAGAGAACCTAGCAGGAAAGATGTTGAAGTGAGTCCAGTATGTGACTACATGGTACACCACGAGAACTACGACTGGTGTAATCTATCAGAAAATCCATGCTTCAAAGATACTGGAGAGTGCGATGAATACAACGAACTATTAAAGGAGGCAACCAATGAGAGTTAACGAGGAAACTAAATCAGTAGACATGGAGGAACGCGATGTCAACTATATCATGCCTGCCTATATCGTCAGCTATCTCTTCCAGTGCAAGAATGAAGACCCAGAACGCATCACCTTCCCTATGTATCCTTCAGTACCTCACCCAAGGAAGCCTGGTGTACTTATTCCTATTGAGTATGTGCCGCCTGATAGCCCCGTGGCAGTAGAGATTAAGGAAGATGGTGCTGATGTGCCTGAGGCTACTATGGAGCAGGTGAGGCAGATAGATGAGAAGGAAGACAGGATGGAAGAGTTGAAGGAAGCAGTAGATGGACTGAGAGCAGAAGCTGATATATTTATACCTGCCCCTGAGAATGTGTCACCTGCCAGAGCAGCCTTTGCTGATGAGCCAGTAGCAGAGCAACTACAGGAAGAACCTGAGGTAGCTCCAGAACCAGGCCCCACCACTCCTGTACGTGTGCCTAAGCAACCACCTGGAGGAGCACTACCTCCTGGCACTCCACTGGACGGTATGCAGTCAAGGACACCAGGATTTGAGAGGCAGATAGCCAAGGACATAGCACCTCAGGTAGAGGTGAATGAGGAAGAGGAAGTAGCAACAGAAATAGAAAAGCCAAAGGAGTAGTAGATGAGTAGCCTTAAAGAACGACGAGCAGAGTTTGTGTATAATGGAGCAAGGCTAGCTGCGATTGCTGCTGAAGCTCCCATTGTACCTGTTCAATGGTCAGAGCGTGAGGAGGCTTTCAAGACACAATTCCTTGATGTAATTGAGAGACAGTGTGGAGAGCAGAGGTCAATGTCTCCAGAAGAATTACATGGTAGCTGGATGCAAGCCTATCTGACAATGCGCTGGGTGTATGGAGAGATATATGACAGAGAGAATAAAATACACCCTGACCTAGTTCCCTATGCACTACTTGGACAACTGGAACGTGATAAGGATGCTGTATTTGTAGCTTTGTGTGAGATTGCTAGACAGTTTATTTATGATAATAAGGAGTAGTAGATGACTCTCCTAATAGACAGTAGTGAGCCTGATAACATTGTCCGTCTCCTTAGACAGTCTGTCCCTGTCACTGTCACTAACCTTAACAAACTCCACATGAGCGACTACTACTTCTCTAACTACGAAGGCAAGACATTGCAGTTCAGTCGCAAACAGGCAGGTGAGCTGGCAGGCAATGTTGATGAGGCAGAAGACCAACTACGTGACTACTACTGTCTACATCCCATCACTAAGGTCCTAATGGCAAGCCTTGAATGGAAGCCACTAAGCCAGATACAAGTCGGAGACAAGTTAGTTGGCATAGATGAACTATCACTGAAAGAGCAAGGATACCATAGGAAGCTACGGGAGTCAGTTGTAATAGACAAGCAATCTGTTACGAAGGAAACTTATATTATTAACTTCGAAGATGACCAGTTTGTGATGGCAAGTGGAGAGCATATGTGGCTGCAGGTAGGGAAGGAGCAGGCATATAAGAAGTATGCAAGAACAGACTGGACAAGAACAGACGACCTTCAACCTGGCATGAAACTCAAGTACCTATGTAAGCCTTGGGAGTATGATACTAGCCGCGAAGCTGGCTACCTAGCTGCGGCTCTCAGCGGAGAAGGAACCATCCAACAACACTCAGTTATATTCTACCAGAACGCAGGAAGCTTCCTGGACGAGTTTATTACTATCCTCCACTCCAAGGGCTACAAATTTATTGTTGGTAAACCAAAGCCAAGCGGCACTATACCAGTTCTGACTAGTAGATTGGAGGATAGAATTAGGCTTCTAGGAAGTATAAGACCCATAAGGTTTATGGACAAGGCACTGGATAGTTGGGAGAACAAAGAACCGCAACAAGTCACAGAGGTCAGGAGTGTTGTTAGCCTTGGGTCTATGGAGCTAATCAACATCACAACAACTACTCATACATTTATTGCTGAAGGACTAGTCACTCACAACTGTAATGCTGACAGGAACTACCAGATAGTTGAAGGCATTACCAGTTCAGATAAGCTAAAGATAAAGGGAGCAACTGTTCCTATAGATAGCCACGACCTGCCAGGTGTTAGTACCAGAGACTTGGGCAGTAGGCTGTTCTGCTACAAGGTAGAGCCAGGTGGTTATATAGAGAAAGGTCATAGCTTCTCTGCTATCAATGATTCTCTACTATATGCTTGGATTCACAGGTTAGCAGAGGCTGGCATCACTACCTACTATACTATCAACTGGATAGGTACTGCTAGACTACTGTCAGCTATCTACAGGAATGAGCAGAAGCCTCCAGAAGAACATAGTACTCTGCAGCGAGTAGTTAGACCAAGAATACATATCAAGGAAGCTGAGCCTTTCTTGAAGTCTCTACTCTTCCTCTCCAATGCTTACAAGTTAGGTATAGGAGAGAAGAAGGCAACTGCACTAGCAGAGCACTTCTGCAATATGCTAGACCTAGCTACTGCTGACCTAAATGAGATAGCAGCAGTAGAAGGGATAGGAAAGAAGATAGCAGAGAAGATACTAAAATCAATGGGGAGAGAGGTATGACTATGATGGAGTTGAGAAACGTAGGCAAAGACATGCCACTAATCTTTAATGTCCCAGGCCGCAGTGACTATGAAGCTAAGGTGAAAGTACAGATGGTCATCAAGGCACCTAGAGGCACTATGGCTCTATTTGATAATAAGTATGTAAGTCCTGACTCTCAGTGTGAAGGTATTAGAGCATTTATGGAGGAACATAGGGATGACTAAGCCAAAGAAGACACCAAGGCAACTAGCTGAAGAACATACTGACTGGTTCTTAACTATGGTAAGACCACTACTCATCAGCTTTATGATACACGGGATTAAGCATGGAAGAAAGGACAAGACATGACTAAGCAGTTTGCATCTGAGTATCCCCAGACAGAGGATGGCTGGTATAAGTTTCCTACTGATGCTGATTATAGAAAGAGGATGTTCCCTTTCCTCAACCTATCAGACCATCCTGCCAAGGCAAACCTATATATGCTACAAGCCTGTATAGAGTATGTGTCTGAGCCAGAACAAACTATTCTCGACCCGATGTCTGGCACTGGTAGTATACTGGTAGCAGCTCTCATAGACAGGCAAGTAATGTGTATGGAGCTAGAGGAAGGCTATCAGCAAATCATCCAGCAAGGTATCCAGTGCATAGATGAGATAGCACCAGGAGCTTCTAACCAGATAGTATTTATTCCTGCTGACTGTAGACTGGTCATGCCAGTGCCAGTAGACCATATTATATTCTCTCCTCCTTATGGCAACATACTGAAGAAGAAGAGCCTAGACAAGCTGTCTGCCGAGATGATTGGAGATGGTCTGCTATCCTACTCTAAAGACCCTAGGAACATAGGCAATCTCAATGACTTCATCTACAGGCAGGAGATGGAGAAGGTGTATAAGAAGTGCTATGACTCTCTACCATTTGGAGGCACTCTTACTATTATAATCAAGAATCATATTGAGCAAGGAGAGGAGATAGATTTCAGTGGTCAGGCAAGAGATGACTGCAAAGTAGCAGGCTTTGAGCAGAAGGACTGGTTTGAGTGGATTCCTCCTGGCTCAGCATATACTAGCTTTATGAGAGCACGAGGGGACAAGGTAGTTGACCTTGAAGACATAGTCATAATGCAGAAGCCAAATAAAGGAGGTAACTAAAATGAGACCAAACTGGGATGAATACTTTATGAGTATTGCAAAGGATGTAGCAGCCAGAGCAACTTGCCCAAGGGCATCAGTTGGGGCAGTCATAGTCAAGAACAATAGAATAGTCTCAACGGGCTATAATGGTGCGCCAGAAGGAGAGCCTCACTGTACTGAAGTCGGATGTGACATAGTTGACAACCACTGTGTCAGAGTCATCCATGCTGAGGTCAATGCAGTATGTGAAGCTGCCAGGTTTGGAACTCCAGTAGAAGGAGCTACACTATATGTCTATGGACTGGACAGACCTGAGAGTTGCCACAACTGCATACAGGTAATGAAGGCTGCTGGACTTAGCAGCTATGTTGAGAATGTTAAGATGCTAAAGGGTAGCAGGTTGAGAGTAACTACACTATGAGCGTATACTACTATGTTGTTTAATACCATATATGTTGACCCGCCTTGGAAGTATGGTGCTTGGGGTACACCATCTGATAGACCTAATCAAACTAAATCCCGACCAATTCCATATTCGACTATGACTGTAGAGGAAATATCATCCCTGCCTGTGGCTAATCTTGCTGATAATAATTGCGAATTATATATATGGGTAACACAGCGATATTTACCTGAGGTCTTTAATGTTATTGCAAAGTGGGGTTTCAAATACTGCCAGACGATAACTTGGTGCAAAGCACCGAGAGGATTGGGACAAGGTGGTGTATTTTGTCCTACCACCGAGTTTTTAATTCTTGGAAGAAAGGGCTTAATGCCTAAAGTTAGACGTATAGATAGCACTTGGTTTTTAACTAAACGACCTCATAATTCACATAGCACCAAGCCTAGTTTCTTTAGAGACTTAATTGAAAATGTGAGTAATCCACCTCGCATAGAACTCTTTGCTAGAGAGCAGCAAGATGACTGGATGACTATAGGAGATGATATTACTGGGCATGATATAGAAACTGATATACTCCTCCTATCAGAAGATATAATTCCATGCGCCAAAGAGGCTACCTAATGTCTGTGTTCTACTATGGTTCTGGAGAAGCCAAGGATAGGTTTCAGCACTTCATAGACCATCCACCTGCTGCTGTGGCAGTAGATGCTGAGACCATAAGTATCAAGGAGCGGATGCCTCTAGGCTTCTCTATAGCCTTCTCACCTGAGGAAGCCTTCTACTTCCAAGTACATCCTGAGCCGCCAAGAGAGTTGGAACTCCTAAAGCCTATACTGTTCAATCCTC